TTAACTGAAATTAAAGTTAAAGCAAAAGGATTTAAAGCTATCATTGGCGCCGCGCTTACTGAAGCTAAAGACCAGTTAAACGGTATGGTTCAAAAAAGCGGAGGTAGAGCTGAAATTATGCTTTTCAAAGCTAATGAAGATTTGAACGATGCTAATTTCTCAGGTGATTCTTTGGAAATTGCAACAACTGACAGAAGCAGAGGAATGCACATGAATCCTTTCATGCCTCAATGGTTTAGAAACTTATTGCCGAGCGGAACAACTTCTAAAGGTACAATTCAGTACTTAAAAGAAAATGGTGACGTTGGAGCAGCGGGTGTTTGGGACGGAACAGGAGCAATTGCTGATTTAGACGCAAAGCCAGGTACAGCGCCATTATTTGACGCTGTTACTGAGAATGTAATTTGGATTGCCGGTATTACACGCGTTAAACGTGAAATGCTTGACGATATCGAATGGTTACAGGGTTATTTAGCAAGACGCTTAACTACTGGCCGTACTGGTTTATGGGTGGCTGAAAACGTTCAAATTTTTAACAAATTAGTTGCTAATTCAGTTCCTTACGATGGAGACAAAACAATTCCCGTAGAAATGATTTATGATGCTGCTTTCGGGCAATTGGCTGATAATTATTATTTCAATCCAACCATACTAATGAACAACCGTGATTTAGTTAGTTTGATTGCTTTAAATAAAGCTGATGGATCAGGAGAATATGATTTGCCACCAGGAACAATCGTAGTTATTAATGGTCAATTGACTATTTCAGGGGCTAGAGTGATTGGTGCGCCAAACGTGACAGCTGGAACTGCATTAGTTTATGATGCTTCAGCTACTGAGTTTATTAGCAGAATGAGCCCTGAAGTTAGATTCTTTGAAGAAGATCGTGACAACGTTATTAAAAACTTAGTAACTGTTCGTGCAGAAGAAAGAATTTTACCAATCGTTTACGATGAAAAAGGAGTTATTGAAGTTACATTCGCGACTACTTAATAAATAGTTTTTCATAATCAAAAGCTCCTCTGAGAAATTGGAGGGGCTTTTTTAATATCACACAATGGCTGACTTCTATAAAAATTGCGACAAAATATGTGATGGTAAATATGGTCATTTAGCCGCTTCAGGTATTCAATATTCGGTTGTTGATGACTTGACAGAAGAGCCTATAGATTTAGAGTTCTTTAAACAACACTCAAGGATTGATTTTGATACAGATGATACTTTATGTGAAATCTATATTAAAGCAGCTAGACAAGCTTTAGAACAATGGAGCCAATTAAGTTTTGGAGTTAAAACAATGGGATTAACCGCTTTGTCATTACCTAATAACTATAAGTTGATGTTTGGTAAAGTTGATACTGTTTCAACTACAGGATTCACAAACAAAGGCGATATTCTAAAAGAAGGAGGAACTGATATTGATATTGAATACACAACTATTGGAACAGTTAACGATGCAATTCGTATTGCCATTTGTCGTTACGCAGCAGGGCTGTATATTAATCGTGAAACAGTTACTGAAACAAAATACAGCGCACAATCATTGCAAGATGAGGCTAAAACAATGTTGAATCCGTATCGTAATATAACTTTATTCTAATGGCTATTACTGCAGGTGAACTTAGAGAGAAATTGAGTTTTTCAAATCCTGTTAGGGTTTCTAATGGAAGTGGTGGATTTACAACGACCTACATAAAGTATTTAGATACATTTGCTGCGGTTGTAGAAGATCGTTCAACGCCACAAGTTATCGCAAGTCAAGAAAACATAATTGATTACGTTCATTTTAAAATTAGATATCGACCTGATTTACCAGTTTTAAATGCAGATAGATTAACATGGAGAGGTTTTAATTTCACTGTGAACAACATTAAAGTTGATCCATTAAGAACACAGATTGATATTTACGTAAATTCCGAAATAGAGACCTCTGAACGATGAAACTAAATGTAAAGCAAAATAAAACTTTCTTTTTAGATGCCGCTAAGCGATATAAAGAACAATTTGAGGAATTATTAGCTGAGGCTGTTCAGAATATAGAAACTGATGCTACATTAGCAGCGCCTGTTGATTTAGGTATATTAAGAAGCTCTATTAACGGGGAGGTAAAAGGCTTAAATGGCATTATAGGAAGTACTGTAAAATATAGCCCCTACATTGAATTTGGAACAGGTGGTTTGGTTGATGTTCCGGCGGGGTTAGAGGATTACGCTATTAAATTCAAAGGAGCTGGCAAAAAGCAAGTAAATTTACCTCCAAGACCATTTTTAGTGCCAGCTTTTAAAAAGCACACTACTATAATGATGGAAGAGATATTAAAAATTAAAATGGATGGAGCTAAGTAAAGCAATACGATTAGGGTATTTTGACGCATTAAATGGGAATATAACATTTAATAGTAATGTAGTTCCTGTATTCGACGCTTTCGCGATTCCTGATGGGATTACATACCCGTACATCTTGCTTTCAAGTCAAACGTCTAATCAATTACGCATTAAAAGATGTAAACGGTATAATGCATCTATTTTGATTGATATTGTTACAGGGAGTACTGATCCAATTGGGAGAAGTGATGCTGAGGATATTGCAGAACAGATAGATAACATTGTAAGTCCCGATACATTCAAAGATTTAGACTTGTCGGCTTATGATTATCAAATTTGCGATACATATAGAGACAACGATACAGATTTAAGCGACAAAAATAATATTTATTATATTTTTAGAAAATTACTAACTTACAACCACTTGGTTGTAGAAAATTAAAAAACAATGGCTGAAATTCAAAGCAAAGAAGTAATGATAAGCGTTAACATGGGTACTGCTTCTGTGCCTGAATGGTTAATACTTGGGTGTTCAGAATCTGATGGTTTTTCAGGATCAACAGACACTATAACAATATCAAATAAATGTGAAGGAAGTTTTGCTAAAAATCTTCCTGGTGATAAATCATGGAGTTTTTCAAACACAATGGTTATTCCTAAAATACCTCAAGCAGGATTCATTTCTTATGACGAGGTTTTTGACCTTTGGAAAAACGACGAATTTGATGCAGACGGAGAGTTGAGACAATTTAAAATTGAAAACATCGCAGGAACTGATTTTGTTTATTACAGAATGGGTCGCGGTTATGTTTCTGATTTAGGTGAGCAATTCGATTCAGGTGATGTATTTAGAACAGATGTAACAATTACTGGTTCAGGTGAAGTTTATAACATTCCAACAACATAATTTATGTTAAACAAAAAAATAGAAATTAAATTAGGAGGGGTAGAGATACCCCTTTGGTTTAATAATTATGCATCGGCCGAACTTCAGAAGATGTATGGAGCGGATATCAATACATTGATGATTACTTTACTTGAAAGACTAGATGAAAACTATTTATTGATATTATCCGACTTAATTAAATCAGGAATTAAAGGACATTGCTTTGCTTTAGACATTTCTAAGCCGGAATATTTAGCAAATGTAAATGAGTTAATTGCTCAGGAAGCCGACGAAACATTAGTACCTGTTTGGCTTGAAGTATTCGAGGTATTCAAGGAGCACATGGGTATTAATTTACCTAAAGAAGAAGGTAAAAAAAAAGTAACGAAGAATTCAAAGAAAGCAACAGTTTAGAATTTGCTTTCGGTGAACTTGGATTAACTCCACACGAATATTATTGTATGTCACCTTTGGAGTTTCATTATGCTTGTAATGGTTACATGAATAAATATTACAAAGAAGTAGAGCAAACCCGTTTAATTGCGTACACCGTTGCGAGTACCGTTAAAACAAAACATAAATTGCCTCCAATAACTAAATGGATGCCTTTGCCAAGCGACAAAAAAATGAGTACACTTAGTGATGCTCGTGCATTAGAAATTTTTAAACAATTCAAAAAAGATGCCTAACGTATTAGAAGTCCAAATAGTTGGTGATGTTACATCACTTGAAAAGTCGCTAAATGAAGCCAAAAAACTACAGGCTGAGTATACTGCATCCATTGAAAAAACATCTGCTGAATTAAAAGAAAATATAGTTGTAACCAATGGTTATAAAAAAGCTATTGATGATCTTAATAAAGAATACAAAAAAGGATCTATATCTTCGAAAGATTTTTCTAAGCAATTAGCCAATTTAAAGCGTGATGAAAAAGAAGCGTCAGTGGCTACTAATGATTTACGCAAACAACTTTCCGATTTAAAAAAAGAGCAAAAAGACTTAGGAGGCTCTTTTCAAAAAGATTTGACCCCTAAAGTAGCAGGAGCTGGAAATACATTAATGCAATTTTCAAGAATTGCTCAGGATGCCCCTTACGGTATAATAGGAATTGGAAACAATTTAACGGCTACCGCTGAGGCTTTTTCATATCTAAAAAGAAATACTGGTACAGCTAGCGGAGCTTTTAAAGAGTTAGGAAAAGAATTAGTAGGATCCGGAGGGATATTACTAGCTATTTCGTTAGTAACAGCAGGACTAAGTTACATGTCTCAAAAAGGGCTGACCATAGGTGACGTGTTTAAGAAAATAACAGGTACATTTGACCAAGCTAGAGCTTCTATGCAAGAATTAAATGTAGAGGCAGCTAAAGGATCAGCAGACCAAGTCGCTACAATGAAAGCTTATGTTGGAGTCGCTAGGAATGTAAACTTATCAATGTCAGATAGATTATTGGCGGTTAAAAAACTACAGGAAGAATATCCTGCTTATTTTGGTAATCTTACAAAAGAACAAATACTTAACGGTAACGTAGAGGGAGCAGTTAGAGGCGTTACCCAAGCTTTAATAGCTAAGGCAAAGGCGGCTGCATTAACGGACAGAATTGTAAAATTAGCTGAAGAAGAAGAGAAAGTACAGAATAATATAAACAATTCTATTGCTGCTCAATTCAAACAATATAAGCTTTCTAAACAAGAAGCTTTTGACGCTGCCGTTGTTTTAAATAAACAATTAAGGGGCGAAATTAATCTTGAAGCTGAATTGGCAGCAGGAAGAGCAAACGGATTAAGTAAGGCAGAAAAAACTGCTTTAGCAGCATATAAGTATTCTCAAACATTACAAGGTTTGGGAACCGAATTGCGTAAAAATATATTAGATCAGGATAAATTAACCAATAGTTTAGAAAAAAGCTATGCGGCATCTATAAAATTAGAAACAGAAACTCCAAAAGTAACAAAGGCAAAATCTCCAAAAATAGACGTTACTCCAAGGGTCACTGCTATACCCACATTTGAAACAGTTGGCACTACTGACGAACAGAATGACAAGCTTTTAAAGATAATGCGAGATAGCCTTAGCGAAGACTTGAATAAATTAAAAACTGTTCCCATAAAGTTGAATATACCTTTTCAGTTAGTAAGTACAGGAGCTGAGTTTAGAGAATACGCAAGACAATTAGAAGAAGCTAAAAAGAATACTAAAATATTTGCCGATGGTGCGGGTGCCGCAATAGGTTCTTTGGCAGGTGAATTATCTAGCTCACTTGAAACGGGCAACGCTGCTTTAGATTCTTTTGTAGGTAGTGTAATACAAGGTCTAGCGCAGGTAGCCGCGGCGCAACTAGCAGGGTTAATTGCAAAGCAAGCTGTAGCTACAACGAGCTTAGGAACTGATGCGGCAGTAGCTACAGGGAACGCTGTAGTTGCTGCAACAGAAACGGCTAGTGCAACGGGTCCCGCAGCCGCATTTGTTTTACCTGCTTTGGTAGGTGCTGCAATTGGGTTCATAGCTGCCGCATTCTCAGGGATAAAATTTGCGCATGGTGGTATTGTTCCAGGTGGTAGCTTTACAGGTGACAAGATCCCGGCTATGCTAAATAGCGGGGAAGCAGTAATGAATCAACAACAGCAAGCTAATACATTAATGGCTATCGCAAACGGAAATTCAAATTCATTGCAAGGAAACATAAAAAGCAGTACTTTTAACCTTGAAACTAAATTAAGAGGTTCAGATATACTACTTGCAATTAAGCGAGAAGAAAAAAGCAGATAATGGCATATACAGAGAAATATTTTTTATCTTTTTGCAATCCTTTGGGTCAATCCTGTAGAGTATCTATTCTACAAGATAATTTTGTTGGCGTATCTACTGAATTAGTAGGTCAAGCAGATCCGGTTACTTTTTCATATGATAATAGTGATGATTTTAAATTTAAAGCTATAATTGAAAGCGAAGCATCTATAAATTTAATATTTGATGATGATACTTTGAGTTTTCAAGAACTATGGACAAGTAATGAAAGAACATTTAAAGTAGAATATTCTATTGAAGATACTTTAGAATGGTGTGGATTTATAATTCCTGAAGGATTTGATTACAATCTAAAAGGCGGTAAATATGAGGCTGTATTAACTGCTAGAGATGGTTTATCTACTTTAGAAGGTATATTGTTTAAAACAGACAATAATCAGTTTTACGGAGTTCAAGACTTTGGTTACAATAACGGAGCCGAGTTTCCATTTATTTTGATACTTACTGAAATACTTAGAAAACTAGATTTAGGTATTAATTTATGGACATTAGTAGATTATTATGAGCAAACAATGAACTTGCTTAATAGTAATACCAGAAACTCAGACCCTTTAGCTATTTCTTTTGTAAATGTAAAGACTTATATAAACGATACAGATCGCGAAGATATAGCTTATTTTGAAGATATTAACGAAGCTTGGGATTGTAAAAAAATAATTGAAAACATATGTAATATATGGGGCGCTCGTTTGTATCAACAACAGGGAGTCTGGAGATTCAAAAGCATACACGCGGATAGCACAATTGCAAATCCTTACAACACAGAATCAGATCCTTTTATTGGGGGAAATCCTATTCCGTCAGATATTGGTGAATTATGGAAATACGAAGCTTATTATTCAGCTACACAAGATATAAATTTTGATAACACGGTTTTCTTTCTTTCTTATTTTAATACAATAGGGTTGAATGATAGCGCGTTTAACGATAGTTTTACAGATCCGGCTACTAAAGGTTTTTATTTAATTAAAGGCATTGATAAAATAGTTTATATTGACGAAGGGGGGATCGTAAGAAGTGTTAAGTCTTATGAATCAGCAGTTACAGATTATTACTGGAAGAAATACAATAATACAGCAGGATACTTAGGTCGAGAACTAGCAAATACAGGAACCACAATCACATGCTCTAACAAAAGCGTTTATTTAAAGGATAATGATGCTACTGTTATAATGGACAAGGTGTATAAACAATTTAGAGTAAACTATGACTATACTTTTATACGCACAGGTGACAGCCCTATTAATTTGCTTCAGAATGGTAATTTTGCTTTGCCTTTTTCACAATACGGTCAATTAGAAGCGCCACCATTTTGGGAAAGATACAGAGACGATGAAAAATATTTTTTCCCAAGAGGCAGGGTTGTTGATTTAGCATCAAGCGAAACAATTACAACAAACGGGAGTACTAAGGCTTTAGAAATGCATGTGCAATACGGAGATGCAAATACCCCCGGCACAGACCCTAATCCGGCTGTGTGGGCGGCTTATGTTCAAAAAAACATTACTATAGATACAAAGGTAAAAGAACTTAACTTTAGAGGCTGGGTTAAATATAGGTACCAAGAAACCCGAAACCCTAAACCTTATTTTTATCCTGTTTTTAAATCTGTTTTTTTTCCTAGTCCCGTTATAGAGAAAGACGGTCTTGTAGATTTATATATTCTTAAAAACTCGAATAGTAAAGATCATGACTTAGAATGGCAATTAGTTCAAATAGCCAACGGTAACTATACGCTTCCAGGCGGTATTAAAAACATAATGAACAATAGACAGCTTAGATCATTCTTTCAAACTTACCCTAAAATGGGTAACGAATGGATAGAATCTGAGCAACAAACAATAAAATGGTATGACTTTGATGTAAGAGTACAAGCGCCTCCAAAAACAGGACATTTAGATTTTTACGTTTATGGACTTTGTGCCACTCATGGTAAAATAACAGCTTCATTCCCTTCATTTAACGGGAAAACGCCAAACGGAGACCAAATGGTTGACAGGGAATATCCTACTGTAAGCGATATGGGAGTAGTTGCAAGACCTCAATTTACAGGTTTAGAACTTGGGTATATTCCAGATCCTGATGAAGAAGTGCCTAAAACAGATTATATTTATGCAAATGGAGATGTAGATTATACTTTTCAAGAAGAGCCGATACGTATTTATAATGGAGACACTGTTGATCCTGAAATAATATCAGGTATTATCGTGCCTACAAATATAAATGGTAGGAATAAATGGGATACTTTTAATAATGCTTTTGGAAAATCGGATATTGGAATGATATTATGTAAATCTGTGATGCAACAATATTATAAACCTAATAGATTATTAGAATGTGAATTTAAATCTGATACTTATAAATACGGGGATATAATAGAGTTGGAACACTTGCCTAATGTAAAGTTCATAATGTTAAGGGGCGCTTTTAATTCTAAAAGAGGATATTGGCAAGACTGTACTTTGGCGCAAATAAGTAATGACACTATTGCTACAGGGGGGATTATAAACGGAGACACATTAGATCCAATATGGCAAGAAACAGGGAATACAAGATGCGTGAAAGATATTAACGGATTGAATACCGGAATTCAGGAATATGAGACTTTAGATATAAATTCAAACTCTGATAGCTTTGGTTTTTTCAGGTGGCAATCATCCGGAGAAAACCTTGATAGTTGCCCTATTGGAGGTTCTAGTAAATATTATTGGGGTACTGATGTTGAAGCCTATAATACTAATAACTTTAAGGACTATACAATAACATTTGAAAACGAAGATATAGGTCAGGTACAAGTGTCATACAGTAATACAGGAGACAAATATATTTATTTTCTTCATTTAGCAAGTTTAGGGAGTGTGGTTCAAGTGAGTAATTCATTTCAAGGACAAATAATAAGCAGTTTTACATATCTTGCAGACGTTACAATAAATGGCTATCTTTACAGGGTTTTAAGACAAAACTTCGTAACAAGTGAGTTTCAAGACTTTTTATTAACTTATTACATTCAATAAATGTCACAGCAAATAAACGATAATTTTCAGCTTTTAGCAGCTTTACCTATAGACGACAGAAATATGAAGCCTACTATTGCAGAACGTGATGCAATATCGCCCACTAGAAGATTTCAAGGGCTTCAGTGCTTTGTGCAGCAGACTCAAACTTTATACCAACTAACAGGAGGTATCTTAAATACTAATTGGGTAGGTATAGCAGGTCTGAATATTTCTAATGGGTTAGAAACTGTAATAGAAGGTTTTTACGCTTTATCAGCAGGAAAAGAAACGCTTTTAGATTGGGAAGTTGGTGATAAATTTAGAGGTTGGATAGGTAGTCGTTACGTTGTTGGCGAAATACTTTCTTTGCCTGTAAGTTTGCCAGGTGATATTGACAATACGAGTAAAGTTGATTTAGCTATTGATAGTGATGCGTTAAATGATATAGGCAGTAATTCTATTGCTGTTGCCTACGTAGAAACCAACGGAGTTAATGCAACGGCTCAAATTGGAAATTTAAGAAAACCATTTCTTACGATAGATGCGGCATTAGACGCATTGCCAGCTACAGGGGGAGTTATTCGGATAGGAGTAGGGACTTTTAACTCGCCAAATAAAGTAAAAATAAAAGATAACGTCGCTTTTATAGGTTCTAAAAAGCCGAAAGCGAATAACGTAGTTACCATAACCGGAACAAACACGCAACCTACATCTACGGCTCCTACTAAGTTGATAAATGGCACTATTTTAAATGGTACTTTTGACTACACCTTGCACGACAATATCACGATTAAAGATTTAGGCGTTGACGTGGGGAGTGATTGGTGTACTGCTTTTAATGCAGGAGCTGCAGCAGATGGATTGGTTACAAGTCAATTTTATAACATGGCAGGAGGTTTACCAAGTCAGGACGGAATACATCAATTACAAGTAAATTCACGACCTAGAGAAGGTATTTATGTAAGTAATGTTATTGCATTAGGTAAATCGCCTACGTCTTTAGGACATGCAATGTTGTTTGAGAATATCCAAAACTCACACATTGAAAATGTATCTACTTATTATATGAATAACGGATTAGTCATTAAGGGTATGCGTGTTACTTTAAACGGTTTAGATGCTCATAGTCATGACTATAACGGACTTGTGGTAAAAGCTAACGACTACGCTTTTTCAGAGGACGTAACGGTTTCGAATGTAGTAATAAATTCTTTGAGCGGGCATGAGGGCGACGGTTTCAGGGTTGTGTCTGAAAACGGAATATTAGCGAAACGAATAAGTTTTAGCAATATTAGTTGCAGTTACGTTAAAACAGGTTTTCAAAATAATGGACCCGCAGACGCTATAAACATGAATGGGATAACTATTTTTGATACAACACAAAAAGGTATAATACTAGACAACTTCGTTTTTAATGCGAATTTAAATAATATAAGCGTAAGTAATACAACTCAAAACGGGATTGAATTAAACAGCACAAGCGGTCAGGTAAAATCTATTTCAAATTCTCAGGTTTATGGTTTAGGATCTAACGCATATGTTTTGACAACTTCCGGAACGGGGATAATAAATATTTCAAATTCTGCTGCTTTAAACTCTGCTAATTCTTATGTGATATCGGGTAATAATGTTTTTGGAGATGCTAATTTTGCATCCGGAGCAATGACAGGTCAATTTAATAAAAACGCAGTAAACACCACAGGATTAGTCGTTAAAACTGGCGCGAGTAATAGTATAGGTGCGGGTTCAATTGTTATGTTTCATAATAATGTTGTTGGAGCAGGAGAAAGACAGTATTTGTTTCAAATGAACGCTTCTAACGGTTTGGACGTTTGGCGTTTTGATGGAACTACTTATAGCAATACAGGAATAAAATTAAATACATCAGGAACTGTTAGCGCTCAGCCCGCTACAGTAGGAACTGAATTAGTTACTTTGAATCAGTTGAATACAAGTATAACATCTGGAAGTTATACGCCAACTGTAACAGGTACTTCTAATTTAAGTGTTGCGAATTTGAAAGACGCTAGCTATATAAGATCCGGTAATATAATAACTGTAACTGTTGGATTAGGGCTTCAAGCAGTAGCATCTAACACTATAACAACTGTTACGATTACAGTTCCTGTAAATAGAGCAGGCAGCATTAGTAACTACTATGTGGGTCACGGATCTTATTCTTTTAATAATTTTTTTAATCCTGGTCATGTAGTTTTTTCTGGATCAACTACTAATTTGGTTACTTTTTCGTTTAACTCAGGTGGATCTTTCGGATCTGGTGCTTCAGGAGTTGTTTCTTTTCAATATGATATAACTAAATAAATATAAAACAAATGAAACAATCAGGATTTTTCAGCCTCGGATGGCGGGATTTTACAAGAGGGTTAGTAATGGCTATATTAACCCCTATAGCAACTCTTATAACTAACAGTTTAGAGAAAGGAGATTTTACTTTAAATTGGCATTTATTTTGGCTTTCTGCTGTGGGTGGAGCAGTAGCTTATATTATAAAAAATTTATTCACTAAGCCTGATGTTAAAGCAGATGGTCCAGGTGGGTCAAATCCACCGATAGATGATCCTGATGATAAATAAAATACTATGCAACTAAAACACGTACTATTAATTTTACTTATACCTTTTTCGGAGATAAAGGCTATATTTTACAATATAAACATGAAAGTTTCATGGTATTTGTTTTCGGATCATAAACGCCAATTATGCATGGTTGTAGAGGACTATTGTAATATAATTATATTTGGAGTAGTGTTTTATTTTTTGGCTTTTATGAAACGCGATAAAATAACTGTTCAGATAGCATTATTTTTATTTATTTTAAACGCGTTAGATTTTGTACATTTAGGACTTTATGATATGCAAGGATTTATAATTGTAAAATTACTTTTGGCGTATTGGATATATTACAAATTATGGTTAAAGTTAAAAGTTTCTTATTAGGTTTAGATTGGATATTTTTAAGCGTTAGCGGTTATTCTTTTATAGACATAGCCGGAACTTTAGTTGCTGGTAATTTAGCAATGTCGAGTTTAGAGAACTTTGTAAAACTGCTTTTGTCAATGGCGGGATTTATTTATTTATGCGCAAGGACTTATCATTTCATTATGAAGTCTAGTATTGAGCGTGAATTATTAAGAGAAGATGTAATCGCTAAACAACACGAAAACCATAAAAACAATACATTTGAACAAATGAAGATTAAATTAAC